GAGTTTTATCTTGATGATGATCTTGTTACAGGCAATGCTCGTAAGTTGCACTAGAGATTTAACACCTAATCCTTTTACAGTGCTTAGATTGGTGGTGAAAAATGCCTCACAGTAAACACATAAAAGGAGATCGTGCTGAACTAATTGCTGCTGAGTATTTTATTAATTTAGGATACTCTGTACATCGTAACATGTCACAACACGGTCCGGTTGATCTAGTGTTGATTGATGAGGATGGCATGGGTGATGTTATATTAGTTGATGTAAAAGCTATTAGCCTACGCACAAAAAATGGTTACAAAGTTAATAGATCGCCTACTAAAAAACAAAAAGAACTAGATGTAAAATTAATATTTGTAGATTTAGAGACTAAAGAAGTTTTAGATATTATGCCTAGTAAAAGAACTAAACAAACAAAAGTTAAAAAAACAGATATGACTAATGTAGTTGATATGGGCTGGTATAAACAATGGATAGAAAAAAATGTTTGATAAATATATTTATAATTTTTTAATATGGGTAAACCACTGGTCAACAAAAATTACATCTTGGTCATGGTGTATGTTATACTCTGATAGGAACAAAGGTTATGGAAACAGACGAAGACAAAAAAATAGCGAAGATTTTAAAAAAAGTGAACAAGAATAAACCACAGTTTGGCTTAGGCCAAGTACCTAATTACGGTAAGGGTAGGTCTGGTAAAGAGTACGGTGGGTTTATTAAAGAGTCCTCGTATAATAAAATGAAATATCGAGGTAATAAAAGTAAATCTCGTTTATTGTTTCCTGAACCTAAAGATGAGTACGAGAAATATATAAACGAAAATTTTTTAGAAACTAAGAAAGGTCCTTATGAAGTTTGATGATAAAGAAAAGTTTGATAGACTACAACAAGAGCAACGTGATCTTGATGAGAGTTATCAGCAGTCTAAACGTAATAAACAAGAACGTGAAGAAAATGAAGAATATTTAAAAGAAATTAAAGATAAATTATGATGAATGATAAAGATGTAAAAGACTATCATAAGATGATCGAGGAAGTAGAAAAACAACTCAAGGTCAAAGGTCTAAAAAAAAGTAATAAATACAACTACATCAGTGGAAAACAGCTCACGGATCCTGGATCAGGGACCAGGGTTTACGATATAGTTGGTACTAGACTTCCAAGCGTTACTACGATATTAGGCGCTACAAAAAACCAAGATTTTATAAAAAAGTGGAAGGCTAAAGTAGGTGAACAAGAGGCAGACAGAATCAAAAACCATTCTAGTAATAGGGGGACATGTATGCACAAATTCCTGGAGCACTATGTCCTGGGGACTGGGTACGTTGATCTTACAAGGATTGGACAAGAGGCGCGTCCCATGGCCGACAAAATTATTGAGATTGGTCTTGCGCCAGTGGAAGAGTATTATGGCTCGGAAGTTATGTTACACTACCCAGGTCTATACGCGGGCTCAACAGATTTGGTTTGCTTGCATAATGGCAAAGAGACTATTGTTGACTTCAAACAATCTAACCGTCCGAAGAAAGAAGAATGGATCGAAGATTATTACATGCAAATTGCAATGTACGCCATGGCCCACGACTACGTTTACGGCAGTAAGATCGAACAAGGAGTTATCATGGTCTGCACGCCTGACTTATATTACCAAGAGTTTAAGACTGAAGGAGCAAGCCTACGGTCCTGGAAACACAAGGCACTAAAAAGAATTAACATGTATAATGAACTTATGCGTGATGAGAAAGAAAACATAATCAAACAAAGCGACTTACCTGGTTTGCTAAAAGAAATGACGGAAGGGAAAGAATGACAGATGATGTAGTGTTGTTATATGGTAAAACTAAATTACCAGCAGATGATTGCAAAGTAATTTTTAAAGATAAATTTAAAAAAGAACATGAAATTGAGATATCCAGACTCATTCAAGTATTTAACAATAATATCTGGGAAAACAAAAAGAGTGTAAAATGAACGATAGACTATTTAGAACCATTCTAAAGAGATACGAAGCAGCTATAGAAGATGCAAACTACAAGATTGAAATAATTTGTGAACAGAACTTAGTTATACCTGAACACATAGATATAACGGGTGAGATTGACAAACTGTTACAGATTATTGCAGAAGCTGAAGATAAGTTGTCCGTAATGAGGAAATATTATGGCGGAAAAAAGGCAGATAAAGCTATATTGTGACATTAATGCCACAATGTGTTGCATAAATACACTTTAGAATCATTCTAATTACTCCAATGTATATGTATGGTAAAAAAAATAAAAATAAAAATAAAAACTACTCTAGAAAAAGTGTCTAATCTGTCACTTTGATTATAAGTGTTGGTATACATAGCTAATGTCTGCCAAATTGTGGTTTTAAAAAGTGTCATGTGACACTATTTAGTGTCACCTTACCTTAAATTACAGATTGCCTATGCGCGCGCGATACTAAATTCTGGTAAAACTGATTTTTTTTAGATACATATACAGAAATGAAAATTAGAAAGAAAACAAAACATTTTAGAAAAAAAGCCAAACCAATACCTGTTGAGACGTATGATCTGCCTAACAACGTTAGAATTGGTTACAAAGATGTTAAGATTAGATACGTTAGACCTAATTATAAAAAATGGGAGATGACTGATTGTTTTGGTGAGTATGATTACAGACAGAACGTTATACAAATACAACATGATTTATGTGGTCAAGAGATGGCTAACACAATATTTCATGAGATCATGCATGCAGCTGTCCAGGTTGCAGGCCTTAACCAAGAAAAACAAGCATTAGAAAAACCAGAGCATGAAGAGTCTGTCGTTAATCAATTAACAAATGTTATGATGGGTGTGTTTAGAGATAACCCGTGGATGATAGATATGGTTAAGACTCAGTTAGAAGATTCTGAAGATGCTGACTGATCTTCAATTACATCAACAACATCATCACTTAAAAGCGATTCGTAATCTTCTTCAATTTGTGCCATTTTCATTTCTAATTGTTCTTCTGTCATATCTTCTAATTTGCCATGTTTTATTATTTTTCTGTCTATGTATAGTCCTGCTGCCTTGCCTCGATTTGTTTCAGCGTTTACAGCTGCGGAGAAAGAATTTTTTTTTAAAGCAAGACTTTTAATACGTGCCAGCTCAGCTACGTGGCCATCGTAATTAACACCAAATTTTAAATTTCTTTCTTGCTCTAACTCATCTCTGTATTTTACAACTAGCGGACTGTGTCTTGGGTTTGTAAGCTCACTGCCTTCAACTCTAGCTCTCTTAGGTGAGTAACCCGCCATCTCAGCTGCTTCCATTTTATTGACAGGACCATCTGGGCCGCCAAATACTAAATATTGGCAAAATCTTTTTTGCATTTCTGTTAATCTTTTTGGCAATCCCATATTGACTTTTTAAGGTAACTATCCTATAAAGTCAATACTATGAAAGACAAGCGTACATACATAAATAAGAAAGAACATGGAGAAGATATGAGTCATGAAAATGAATCTAAGATAACAAATGAAGATAGAGGTCCATTAGACCTTACATTACTTACAGAGCAGTACAGAGCTGATCTTAAAAAATATCAAGACAGAGAATCTTTATATATTAATACTGAAAATCAATTAAAAGGCACAAAACAAATTGCTGTTGACATGGCAAATACGGTAACAAAACTTGATAGAAGAAATCAAGAGCTTATGAAAGAAATTGATAGACTTAACGAAGAAGTTCAGTTATTAGAAATGCAGATAAAAAAATAATGAGAGTTCAAGACTTACAGGAATTTTTATCTAAATTCACAGAAGCTAAAAGTGACGGCAGTAGACAAGGTAATGCTATTTCTAATGCGATCATAATGGTAGAAGTAAATGGTTATTTAGAAAAGATTACAAAGATGGAAGTACACGAAAACAACACACCGATCGTAGGTCAAACTGGACACAGTGCACACCGTCTTGTATTGAAAACAACTAAAAAATCTAATTTTATTATACCACCAAAACTTAATTATTAAGTGTAGTGGTTACCTTGAAAAACATATGGGCCCAGAGGCTAAATTTTACCAAAATGTTAAACAAAACTTTAGACAGTTTTCACTTATCAGGCTTGAAAATATTAGCTTACTCGGTACTCCTGATCTATTGGTCTGTAATACTTCTGGGAACTTTTGTACTATAGAACTTAAGGTAACTAAAGGTAACAAACT